AAACCATATGGAGAGAGTTCGAGAAATAATTTTAGGACCTACTGGTGGCACAGGTGCAAACAATACCGGTATTTCTTGGCGTCCTACTGTTTTACCTGAAGACGTAAACCCAGGCGGCATAAAAATAAACCAGCAAGCGGCTTTTATGGGAAGAGGTGGGGATGGTAAAGATGCTGCTGACATTCATGGCGGCCAAGGGTCTTTATTGTTTACTGATGTAACAACAAACAATTCTAAATATGGACCAGTTATAGGTACGCAAGCTGGAAGCATATTTGTAGGGGGGTATAGAGTACCTGAAGCATTTGGCGGAAATGTGGGAGAAGACGGAACCACACCCTCCATGATGTATTACGCTGGTACTTCGTTTGGGGATGCGTCAGTAAACTTAACATGGGCAGACCTAACTGATCCACAGATTCCTTGTAAGAAACATATTCAACAAGGAATAGACGTAAACAAACCGGGATCTGTAGTTCAAGTTCAAAGCTACCAAACAATTCAATACGGAGAGCAAACTCCTGTAGCAAATACTGGGATGATTGTTCAAGTTGATGATGGTTCAGGCGGCCTTGAAAATGTTGAAGTTAAAGTAACACCAACATCACTTACTAGCAAAATAATTGTAGATGTAAACTGGTTTGGTGAAGCAAACCAAGAGCATATGTTTTATTTAAGACGGATAAATGCAAACGGATCTGCTAAAAATTTCAGAGGATTACAAGGAGCAAGTGCGGACCCCAAAAGAGGTTTGTCAAGTGCTAATCGAAACAGTGATGATGTAGGCACTCCGGGAGCCTGTACTATAAAAATCTTTGATGACGGGTCTCTTTTTACATACTGGGCGGGGACAGGTCTTGGTGAGCTTACGTATCAGTTAATGTATGTATCAAACGCTACTACCACGTTTACCACAAACCGAGAAAGAACTTTAGCAGATAACGTTAATAGAGAACGAGGATTTACCAGCATGACTGCCACGGAAAACGCTGGTTAATTGGAGACCACATGACTACTAAAATTGATACAACAATGCTTGAAGACGTGGCTTCAAAAACGCCCGCAAATAATTTCGCAAGTGATGAGGGTAAAGTTGTGCAGCTAAACGCTTCAGGACAAGTCCCTACAAATTACTTACCTGAGACCGGAATGTCTTTTATAGACGGCAGGCATTTAGCTTTAGAAATTGCTGACATTAAAGGCGTAGCTTTGAACTACGGATCAGGCCAAGCAGACCCGTTTGATTCAAACACCATTTACGAAACAAGCACTAACGAAACGTATGACGCTACTAACGATTATTATGATAATCCAGGTACCGTTGTAACAACTCCTTCTGCATCTTCTTATTATCTTGGAGAGCTATCCGCCACTACGTTTGGATCTGGTTCTGTTACTTGGGGAGCTTCAGAGGACAACCTGCGGTCAAACACTTGGTCAGCTACCGGCGACTTTATAGTCCAAGCTACTGTTAATGACATGGGAAATAACTGGTCGTTTGGTGTGTACGCTGTAGCAGAAGATGCAACTTTTAATGCCACAGACAGCACGGCTAAAGCTGGCATGAGTAGCATGACTAACAGTTGGTATATTTATCAAGCGGGGTCAGGTACTCATGGAGTAACACTGAACGCTTATCAAGGAAATGTTTCTGACGGCACGTTTACAATGTCACAAGCCGCAGTTCTTACAATTAGCCGCACAGGAAGCACCATTACAGTTAAGAAAAACAACTCTGTAATGCACACTTTCTCAACTACAAGTTCCGCCGAAGTTAGATTTGCATGTGGAAACGCCAATCAAAAAGGTGACTTGGCAAGTATGACATGGACAGCCATTGGAACCGCACCGAACATGACGCTTATCAACACAGCGTTAGTGGCTACAACTGCACCAACAACGGGCCTTATTTCGGTTCAAGCTCGCTTTATAGATTCGTCTACATTAAACACGGATTTCACTGCTGAGATTAGTAGGGACAACGGCACTACTTGGACAGCAGCCACGCTTACCGCAGGTGCAGTAAACGCTAACTTTACGATGTACTCAGGGACGGCGGATCTTTCCAGCCAACCAACAGGAACATCTATTAAATATAGAATCAAGACGCTTAACGATAAAAACATCCAAGTTAGCGGCGTTGTCTTGAGGTGGAGTTAGCGATGAACGAAGAATTGATGATGGCGTTGGGAAGGCTTGAAGGAAAAGTTGACTCTCTTATTACTCGTCAAGCACTTCATGACCAAGAGATGGACAAGTTTGATCAACGATTACGATCCATCGAGAACTCTCGAAGCTGGTTAATAGGAGCTGCCGCAGTCTTTGGTGCAGCAGGTTCTTTCTTATTTCAGCTCATTACGGAAGGTAAACCATGATTACAGAAATCCTGGCTAACAAAGCAATCACAGATGACTCAGATGTATTTGAAGCAGTGCCTTTTAATATGCCCAAATCGTACCGAGGTATTATTTCATTTGAGGTTGCAAACTTTGTAGGAAGCATTGGGGCAAGCGTTACTCTTGCAGTTGAGGGTAGGCTTTCATCCCTAATGGATTGGAATCAAGTTGACTTAACCGGTTCCGTAAGTACCGCAGTTTTAAACGACTCTACTGATATTAAAATCTTTGAAGATATCCAAGTGTTTCCACAAATGAGGGCACAAGTGGTCTCTGAATCTGGAATGAATTCGTGTAATTTAAAAATTAAAGTTTCAAACTAAGGAATACTAAAATGCCCGCCCCGCAAAAAATAGCAGTAAGTAGAGACAGAAGCGATAAAGTAAAATCGTTTCGATCAAATTCTAAACCAAGTAAAAGAGCCGCTGGCCTTGGAAAAGGGCTTCAAATCTCTGGTATGAAGAAGAAGAAAAAGAAGAAAGCGAGTAACTACAAATGATAGTTAAAACTATTTTTAATAAAGATGCGACTCAACTCTATGATACAGGAGGTGTTTTCTCTGTAAACATGCCTAAATCAAACCGTGGCATTTTTAGTGTAAAACGAACTTCTGTAGGTAACGCGAGCATACAAGTAAAACTTCAGGGCCGACTTTCTTCTGATATGGAATTTATAGACGTTGCAAACGCTTCGGTAACTCTTACAAGTTCGGCTGCTGTTAAAACAGACTCAGTAGAAGACATACAGCTTTATCCAGAAATGCAAGCACTGGTATCATCTTTTAGTGGAGGGGTAGATACTCCTCTTATTGTTCAGTTAGGATGCTGACATGAACGAAGATGGACTTAAAGAACTCCACAACGTAATTGCAGCCGAGCTTCTAGGTCGTATTAAAAGTGGTGAAGCAACGTCTGCTGATCTAAGCGTTGCTCGACAGTTTTTAAAGGACAACGGAATTGATGCCAACACCGGCCAATCAGAACCGTTGCTTAATCTTGCTAAAGTTCTCCCATTCGATCCCAAAGAAGAGATCACTGATGTAGGATAAATCTATGACAGATCCCCGACTACATGACTTCAGGAACTTTCTGTATCTGTGTTGGGAACATCTAGGTTTACCTGATCCAACTCCAGTTCAATACGACATTGCTGACTACATTCAACACGGTCCTAAACGGCGGTGTGTGATGGCGTTTCGTGGTGTTGGTAAGAGTTGGATCACCTCAGCGTTTGTGGTGCATCAGTTACTAATGGACCCTACTAAGAACATCTTGGTGGTCTCCGCTAGTAAGCAACGTGCCGATGACTTTTCGACATTTACGTTGAGACTGATTGATGAGATGCCAATCCTTCAGCACCTCAAGCCGCATGAGAATCAACGCAACTCAAAGATTGCTTTTGATGTTGGTCCCGCACCTGCTGCACATGCTCCTTCAGTTACATCGAAGGGTCTAAATTCGCAAATTACAGGGGCTCGGGCGGACACTATTATTGCAGACGACGCGGAAAGTTTGACCAACTCAGCCACTCAGATGATGCGTGACAAGATGTCTGAACAGGCCAAAGAGTTCGATGCTGTTCTCAAGCCAGGTGGACACATCCTATACCTTGTTACTCCTCAGACTGAGGCAAGCATCTATAACCAATTGCCAGAACGTGGGTACGACATACGTATATGGCCCAGCCGGATTCCTACGGAGAAACAACGACTTGGTTATGGAAAACGACTAGCTCCAATGGTTGCTGAGATGGAACTTGAGGAGGGAAGCCCAGTAGACCCAAAGAGGTTCAA